AACCTAAAAATCCACCTTTTTGATATTCGATTATATAAGCGAGTGGATACATGTCATAATATGGTTGTTTTGTCTGTGCCGAGTATGTGAAAAAATATAATTGGCCAGGATAAAAACCATTAGTATCTGATGCATCATCATTAAAGTTAGTTGAACCAAGTTCTTGAATTAATTGATTACGAAACCAATCCTCACTCACTTGATTTTCAACTCTATCTAAAATAGTCCGTAAAATACTCATCGGATTCCTAATTCTTTTTCAGTCATAATTTTAAACTCTAATTTACGGTCTTCACAAAATTCTCTCGCTGCTTTCCACTTCGCTTGATTCTTAACGTATGTCATAGATTCATTTATCATTGTCTTTCTCGATTTTCCTTTTGTTGCTTTTGGTTGTAATGTTTCTCTCATTGGTTTGACTTCAATTACTGATCTACGAATATTATTGTCTTTGTCTTTATATTTAATAAAAAAATCAGGAAAATATCTACGAACACGATTTGTTGTTGGATCTTTATAGGGAATCCAAAATTCTTCAGATGCCCATTCAAGTATGTTTTCATTCAAATCACAGTAATTCATGAATTTTCTTTCCCAAAGAGACCGATAAATAATATTACGGTGATCTCCTTTATATTTTTTAGGATTAGAAGGCCTATATATTCCTTTATAGCTCATATATAGTAATAACAACTTAAATTTATTTATTGTGGCAGATAATACCTTATTTCCAAGAAAATCAGATATATTTGGATCAAGTCCTAATCCAAGTAGAAATAGTATTTTAGATATCAGAGATACTCTTGGCAGAGTATCTCTTGATACTCTCTATCAGGTAACTTTTTCATTCGGAAAATCTAGAACATGGTTAGAAAGTAGAGAGCCTGGTAAGAGTAGAACTCAGGGAACTGATTTTAAAAGAAAAATGTCCTTGTTATGTACACAAGCAGAGATTCCAGGCACAAGTTTTACAACCGATCTTGCAGTTGGTCATCATCAGGGTATTCAAGAGTCATTTCCAAATCTTAGAAATTTTCCTCCTTTAAATCTCACTTTTTACTGTGATGCAGACATGGTAATCTTAGAAGTTTTAGAAAGATGGATGTCATTCATTAATCCGATTCAAGGTAATAAGAGAGATTTTGCTGCGTTTTCACGATTTGAATATCCAGAGGATTATAAAGAAATACTTCATGTCACAAAATTTGAGAGAGATGCTTTTATTGAGAAAAAAGGATCATATCAATCAGGCATAGCACAATATGAATTTGTTAATGTTTGGCCCACTGATTTGACATCAATGAGAGTTGCCTATGGAGAACCAAATGTGTTACAATGTAGTGTGCAGTTTGCTTATGATAGATTCTTCTCAAGTTTTGATGGACTAGAGGGACAAGTTCCTGTCAATAGATACAATGATCTTATAAATTCAAATGACCAAGTTCAAAGAATTGAAGAAAATCTTAATTACTGAATAGATTATTATGCCATTACCAACAATCGAAACTCCAACTTATGAGTTGAAGTTACATTCATCAAACAAAAAAATTAAATACAGACCTTTTCTTGTAAAAGAGGAAAAGATTTTAATTCTCGCTTTGGAATCAAAAAATGAAAGTGAAATTACAAATGCTGTGACAGACGTATTAAAAAAATGCATTCTGACAAAAGGCGTTGATGTTGACAAACTTCCTACGTTCGATATCGAATATATCTTTTTAAATATTCGTGCAAAATCAATTGGTGAAGATATTAAAATGACAGTGACTTGTCCTGATGATAAAAAAACTCAAGTTCCAGTTACACTTTATGTTGATGAGATTAAAGTAATTAAACCAAAAGATCATAAGACAGATGTTGTTTTGGATGATAAAATGACTCTTCGTATGAAGTATCCATCATTAAATCAGTTTATTGAAAATAATTTTGCTACTGCTGACAATTCTGAGGAGGTTGTAAGTAAAACTTTTAAAGTCATCGCTGACTGCATGGATACAATTTATACTGAGGAGGACGCTTGGGACGTTAATGATTACACACCTTCTGAGAGACTAGATTTTGTTGAAAAGTTAAGTTCAAAACAATATAAAGAGGTTGAGAAATTTTTTGCAACAATGCCTAAGTTAACTCATACGATTGAAGTTGTAAATCCAAATACAAAGAAAAAGAGTAGTGTCGTTCTGGAGGGCCTAGCCGATTTTTTCGGGTGAGTATTGCAAGAGAGGATCTTGAGTCGTATTATCGAACAAATTTCGCTCTCATGCAATACCATAAATATAGCTTGACAGAACTCGAAAATATGATGCCTTGGGAAAGAGACATTTATACCTCTCTCCTAGAACAATATATTGAAGAGGAAAATCTAAAACGTCAACAAGAGGAAGGAGTCCGAAAGTACGGAAATGGATGAAGAATTAGAACAACGTGGATTAACTCCAAAAAGTTTTTTTGATCAATCGACTGAGACTCGTGAGATGGCTCAGACTGCTCAAAAAACATCTAATTCTAATTTGGCTCTTTTAAAAGAACTAAAGGAAAAAGTTGAAATAATATCTAATGACTTAAAATTTTTAAAAGATGAAGCGAAGGATAGAGCTTTTGAGGAGGAGGATAGAAAACAGAAAGAAGAGATGGAGGCGAAAGTCAAGGAACAGAATGAAAAAGCACAGGGAGCAACTTTAGGAGATAAAGGGGGAGTAAAAGAACCAGAGAAAAAAGGCCTTATGGGTCAGGTAGGAAGTTTCTTATCTAATCTCATAGGAGGTTTAGTTGGAGGGGCTATTGGTTTTACTCTTTCAGGCATAGGAGGATTGATTGGTGGTACAGTAAATCTTGGAAAAAAAGCTTTAGACTTAGGAAAAAATCTTAGAGACAAATTATTTGGAAAAAAGAAAGATAAAAAGAAAAAGGGTGGAAAAGTTAAAACTGACAAATTACTGGGTGTTGTCAAAGAAGAAGATGATGATGATGAAAATAAAAAAGAAAATGACAAGGAGCTAATTAAGGGTGAATTAAAGGAAGAATTGAAATTAGAGTTAGGCATAGGTGACAAAATAAAAGAAGTGGGTGGTAAGATAAAAGAAACAGGAGGAAATATATTAGGCGGAATTAAGAAAACGTTAGGTGGTATTAAAGACGCAATTGGAAATTTTGATGAAAGGCCTGGCTCAAGAAAAACTAAAGATACCAAAAATGAAGTAATTGAAAAAGAAGAATCTTTCTCAATACCAGAGGGAAAGAAAACGAGTTTTTCAGAGGCTCTATCTGGAGATAGAGATACGATTCACCAATTCTTATATGAACAAAGATTATCATCAGCACCGCCTGGTGAGGCCTTCAATGATTTTTCTGGAAATCCAGCATATGACAGCGATGTTGATACCTTTTTAAGAGGTCTTAAAGATAGTCCTCAAGGTTACGGCATTGAAATTAATAGTGGTAGAGTATATCTTTCTAAGGAAAAGTCTGTTGACGGTGGATATAATTTTGGTAGAGATACTAAGTATGAGGGCGTCAAGTCAGATAATGAGATGTATGGTGATACTTTTCCAAAAAGGTCTTTCTCAGGAAGTAAAAAGAATACTTATGAGAGAGCAATACTAGAATTTAATGAAGGTGGTGTTGTTCAGAAATTTGATGAAGGTGGTGAGGTTGATAGTGTGCCTGCTATGTTGACGCCTGGCGAGTTTGTTGTAACAAAAGACGCTGTGCAAAAAGTTGGTGTTGATACTTTAAAAGGACTCAATTCTTCAGTTGGTGCTACAAATAAACCAAGTCTTTCAAATCTTGAAATAGGTTTTGGTGGTGTTGATATGTCTTTGTTTGAGAAAAAACAAACATCAGTCGGTGGACTAGATTCATCATTTATGATTGATGGTGAAAAACAATATCTAACTCCTAGTCAAATAAAAAAACAACTTACAAAAATGAATGTTCCGTATAAGGAACTATTAAATGGAATGGTGATACCTGACGCAGCAAAAATAGCAGCTGCAGAGGTGCCAAAATGGTATGATACAACAAGACAAGTCATAACTGAGACTGTGCCTGATGAGAAGATGAGAGAACAAATGATAAATGAACTTGATAAGTTTATGAAGAACTTCACTGGAAGTGGAGGAGATTTTAGAGACACTTCTCAAATCGAGGCTGAGATGAATAGATATATCCCAGGCACGATAGAGAATCTTGGACTTCAAATAACAGAATCAGCTAACAAATACAAACCTGAGAAGAAAGGTTTGTTCCAAACACAAAACTTTAATGAGGGTGGTTTAGTTAGACCAGTTATAGAAAGTAAAAATGAAAGTGGTGAAATGGAACTAATACAGAATCTTTCTCAATCCGTAGGGAGTAATAGTCAAAATATTAACGTTATTCAAGCACAAACTCAAGCGATGAATCCACCAAATAATAATCCTCAAACCACCGTACCAGCTGAACCCTCTAACACTACACTTACTGGATTACAAGATACGGATGCTCCAATACCTTTTGCGATGCTTTTAAAACAAAATGCTCAAAGATATTTGAATCTTGGTAACAATGCAATGGTGATTTCATAATGGCTGAAACTAAATTTAAATTTAAAAAATGTGAATTGCTCCCCAATGAGGGATCATCTTTAGATGAAAATTACAATATAATTGGTGGTGGCCCTATCGTGGATTATTATGAAAGTATCGATAGTCCAACCATATCAATGAATGTTACTTTTATTGATGTTGACCAAGTGATAAGTAGAAAGGGAATTTTTGGTGGAGAATATATTGATCTAATAGTTGAAGTTGATGGTTATAGTGATTTTAAACTCACTCAAAAGAAACATAATTTGATGTTAAACTCTGTGAGAAATGTCATAACAGAAACAAATAAACAGGTAGCGACATTAGAATTTGTTTCTGTTGAATCTATCATTAATGAAACTGCAAGAGTCAATAAGAAATTTGCAGGCAATGTCTCACAAACAGTTTTTGAATTACTCATTGGTGATAAGAAAGGTATTCAAACAAGTAAAAAGTTAGATAAACATGATGCAACTAATTCTTATTCATTTGTAGGTAATCTAAAGAGACCTTTTGACACAGTTCAATGGTTATGTCCAAAGTCACAATCATCCACAAAGAATTTTGGATTTTTATTCTATGAAAATTTTGATGGTTATCACTTCAAATCAATTGAAAAATTATTAGAACAAGAACCAAGTTTTACATATACACATACAGATAAACCATATGATCAAGATGCTGGTGCTTTTAAAATATTACAAAATAGAATGGTTCAAACAAATGATATTGGAATGAACTTAAGAATGGGAATGTATGCAAATCGAACAATATATGTGGACATAATAAATGGTACAAAAGAGATAGTTGATTTTAAAATTAGTGACTTTAATTTAAAAAGACCACCTAAATTATTGAATGGTATTGAAGACTTCCCAACACGATTAATGCTTCGTGTTAATGATATGGCAGCCGCACAAAAGGGTTCAAAAAAGAAAGATCAACAGCCAGCGAGTGAGCTTGCCGTTTATCAAAATAAATCTTATATTAGAAATAATCTACTATTTTCACAAACATTTAAAATATCAACTTCCCTCAATCCTGATTTAAGAGTTGGTCAAGTGATTGAAATTAAATTACCTCTTAAAAAAGGAGATGGAGAATCAAAAACAGATTCTTATGGAAGTGATAGAACAAATGATCCTAGTGGTAAATACTTAATATCAGGATTAAGACAGATTATAGGCGGACAAAAAAGTGAAAGCCAACTCACATTAATCCGTGATGTATTTTCTGCTTAAATAAAAGAAACAGGAGAATCAAATGAAATCAATCGAAGATCACATTGAATACGATAAGAAAATTGCTGACGATCCACAAGCGAATCCAGCAGCGAGAAGACATGCAAAAGAAGAATTGCATGAACTTGAAGAGTATGTAGAACATCATAAAGATGAAATTGAAGCGGGTGATCATCATGATCCAAATGCACTTGAACTATTTTGCGATCAACACCCAGATGAACCTGAGTGCCTAATATATGACGATTAATTAGATGTCATCAACTAACTTTATAGGAAGAGATCCAATGCAGTGGTGGATCGGTCAAGTTACCGATCCAGATAAAGGAAAGTGGGGAGATTGTTTAGAAAAACAACAAGCGGATGATGGAGAAGACATCAATGCTTTTAGATGTCGAGTTCGTATTGTTGGATATCATGGTAATGATACTGATTTACCAGATGAAGACTTACCTTTAGCACACGTTCTCCTACCGCCAAACACAACTACTACTGGTGGATGTGGTGGTACACTGCAATATCAAGGTGGAGAAGTTGTAGTTGGATTTTTCTTTGATGGTGAAGATGGACAACAACCAGTTATATTTGGAACATTATTCAAACAACCTTTTATTACAGATGGACTGAAGAGTGATGAATTCAATTCAAAAAAACAAATTGACTTTATTCCATATACACCACCAAAAGTTAGACAGAGGGCTGGTAAACAACGTATAGCGCCTTCATCACCTTGGGGTGGTGGATTCTCGCCTGGAGAATTAGTGAAGACTATTGCAACAAAACAAAAAGAAGATGCTACAAATATAGTTTTTGATAATTACACGCCTTGTGAAGATAATGAAGTATCAAAAATAAGTAATGCAATAAAAGATTTCACTCGAAAGATGGAAACTTTTCAACAATTAAATTCTACAGATGCATATGTCAATCCTATTTTTGGTGGCATTGTTGACATTCAACAAGAGATAAAATTAACATCAAATAAAATTCACAACTCAATGACCAAGTTGATTCGTCGTGGTCGTTCATGGGTAATACAGGATACTTTAGAAAAACTATCAACTACTTTAAAAGATAAAACACCTAAACCATTACAAGCTCCTGCTGGACAAGCGACTAACGCATTAATTGATACAATATTCTGTAATCTTGAAAAGATACAGGATCAACTTACAGGATATCTTGAAAAAAGTTTGGAAAATATGATTGGCCAAGTTTTAGATGTCCCCATTTGTGGTGTTGAAAACTTTTTAAGTGATATGTTTGGCCAGATTAATAATATTTTGGATACAAGTCTTGGAGATATGTTTAGTCAGTTGAATTCTATTCAAGGTGGTGGTATTGCACTTCCAAGTAAGACATTTACAAAAGCAATTAAGTTTGCAAATATTATTACCAACGTTCTTGATTGTGATAGACAGAACTGTCCAGAAAATACCACATACTCTACCAAAAATGGTGTTACAAAATCAATAGGAGATACATTTGATACGATAGGTAGTAAGATTGGATTAGATAGATTAGCGAACATTGCTGATGGTATTAGTGACATTGCAGATGCAATTCCAGCAGCACCATCTCGACCAGATTGTAGCACTAATGTTCTAAAGTGTGGGCCACCAAGAGTGGACTTTATTGGAAGTAGTGGACAAGGTGCAACTGGATCAGCTATTGTAAATGCTCTTGGGAGTATTATTGGAGTTGCAATTAATGGTACAGGGTTTGGATATCAAACTCCTCCTCTACTATCATTCTTTGATAGTTGTGATAAAGGTTATGGAGCTGGAGGTTATCCAGTTATGGGCAATGTTTCACCTTTACGATACACTGAATCTGACAGACAGAGAGATTTATTATCTTTGGCTCAACTAACCGATGGAGTTGGTTTAGATCAAATTACAAAAATAATTCCTGATGGAAAACAAGTTGGTGATATTGTTTTTGATAATGATGAAAACTCATCTAAAATATCTGATGTTGGATTAAATGTTACAGGATCAGATCTACCTGTCTATGTTGCAGATCCAAATGGAACTGAACTTGGTGTTATTGGTGTTGTAATGACTAGCCCTGGCCAAGAATATCTACCAAATACGACTGAAACTGATCTTGATGGTAATGTGAAAGATTTAATTCCAGATCCAAATGCAAACTATGATGGTGAAGTTTCCTATGTAACGTCATTATCTGACGTTGTTGTTGAAAACACTGGTTTTGGATACGAAGATAATGACACCGCTACAGTTGGTGGAGGATCTGTTTCTAGTGCTGGTGATACTTTGCCAGGCGATGCCACAGCTGATATAATACAAGAGTCTGGTCAAGCACAAATTGAGTTAATTACTAAAGATGGATTAATCACAGGAGTAAATGTAATCAATGGTGGATTTGGATTCACTAAACTTCCAGAAATCACCATAAATAGTGACACTGGTGCTGGTGCTAAATTATCCCCAGTTCTTAAATTCACTAAAATTAGTGATGCATCTCAACTTGCTCAAATATCTCAAGATGCTGTTGTAACCGTAATTAGTTGTATCGAAAAATAAAATGTCAAATAGTAAATCGTCAAATGACGGACAAAACTTAGAAAGGGATGTACACTTGAGATATTCTGTTCAAAGTGGACAGAGTAGCATACATGGTGATACATTACTAGAGTTTCAAACACAGGAGGCACAATCCTTTGCTTTTTATGCTGATAAGGGTGAAGGAAAATCTGGAAGTGGTGGGCCTGGAACTGGTAAAGCAGTTCTATATACGCCAGGCCAATCTTGTGAAGTTTTAGGTGAAGGATTAAAAGTTAGAGATCCTGGCGACATTCAACCTGTCTATGCTAAAACCATCAAATGTAAAAAAGGTGATATGTTAATTGATTGTGAAAATGGTGACGTTACAATCAAGGCAAGAAATATAAATTTAGTTGCAGAGGGTGGTGGTCAAGACGGGCAGTTTATGATTGAGGCTTGCAGACTCGCACAAATTACAGCGCCAGACATTCGTGTTCAAGGAGAAAAAATATTAATTAGTGCTAAGAATAGTGCTAATATAATAAGTAAAGGATTCTTTCAACTTAAATATGGATTCGCACTTGCTGCCGCTGACGCTGATATGAGTTATGGTGTGATGTCAGAGGTTCTTAAAAAGGCAACTACAATATCAACACCATCAACACCACAATAAAAAATGCACATAGTTAAGACACAAACAGATAAACTCATTGTAGGGACAAATGACACCTCCTACACTGCACCTGATACATCACCGACAGGAACTGCGGTGTTAAATGGGCCTGTTTATGTTGGAACACCGTCTGCATCACCAAAGTATGATGCAGTATTTAATGTTGGCACTCCACCGCCACCACAAAATCCACTTGATACTCAACCACCATTGAGTGCCTCTTTAGGAATCAAACTTGATGGTAGTATGGAAATTGTTGGTGATGGTAGAGTTCCAAATGCATTAAAAATTAGTGGTGGACAAACAAATAAGCTATATGTGGATGGTGATGCTTTCTTCTCTGGTGCGGTTGATTGTGGTAACAAAGGTAAACTCGCCGCTAGATTCGGTGCTGCGGATGGTCGTCCAAAACCATTTGATATTGAACATCCTACAAAGGGAAAAGGTCATCGTCTTCGTTATGCATGTATTGAAGGCCCAGAAGTAGGAGTTTATCATCGTGGTAGATTAAAAGAATCAAATGTAATTGCATTACCTTACTATTGGAAAGATTTAGTTGATGAGAATAGTATTACTGTTCAGTTGCAACCAATTGGATCAAATCAAAATCTTGTGATTCAAGAGTTTAATAATGAATTCATTGTCATTGCAGAGGATTCAACTAATACTGATTTGATCACTGATCTATCGACTATTGATTGTTTCTATCATGTATATGGAGAAAGAAAAGACATTAATCCATTGATAGTTGAATATGAAGGCGAGACTTGGCAAGACTATCCAGATCCTAACTTTGATCCAAATAAAGTTGATGAGGATAAGAGAACATATACTGATCCTCGATTTGCAGGCCCACCTAACACTTATACCGCTTGAAAAAATTAATTTATGTTGAGGAGAACTTTATTTCTCCTGATGAGTGTCAAAGATTTATTGATCTATCTCTTGCAAATAAAGGAAAAGAGATGCCTTATGGTGATGAAACCAGAGGTGGTGATACTTATCTAACTACTGTTGAATGGAAGGATCATACCGCTGTTTATCTTGGTGGTGATGTTGATCCTACTATTCCATCATTAGATGATGAGGTTATAACTAGGGTAAATAGTATTTGTAAAAGTTTTGATTCAACCTCAAATCTTGATTATGTTGGAGTCATAAGATGGCCTGTTGGCACTTTCATGAAACCACACTTTGATGACAACAACGTGCATAATCCTGATATATTTGCAGCGATGTTGTATCTAAATAATAATTT